CCTAAGTGTACTGCTGGTAGCCTCAATACCACCACAGGCGAACTCACACTTACTTGGAACGCCGCTCCCGGTTCAAATAATGTGGTCTGCTCCTATGAGTACAATATGGAGTGCAATCAAGACCTTCCTGAGATCAACCTTGTCGTTGAATCAGAAGAGATCGCTGCTAGAACCCGTAAGCTCAAGGCTGTTTGGTCTTATGAAGCACAGCAAGACCTCCGCTCACAGCACAACCTCGACGCTGAAGCTGAGTTGACCGCTGTTCTCGCTCAGGAAATCAACCTCGAAATCGACCGTGAAGTCCTCACCGACCTCCGTAACAACGCCGGTACTGTCTCTGCTTGGGACTTCAACACCGCTCTTGGCGAAACCATCAAGGAAAAGTACGAAAGCCTTTATGTTAAGGTTGTCGAAATTTCCAATGTCATCCACAGGAAGACACTCCGTGGTGGCGCTAACTGGATCGTCACCAGCCCCGAAGTTGCTTCAATCTTTGAAACAGCTACCGCTGGCTTCGCTCCCGCTCCTTCCGAAACCTTCACCTCAAGCCTTGGCATCCAGTATGTCGGCACCGTGAACAATCGCTGGAGACTCTACAAAGACCCCCTCTTCCCAAGCAATCAGCTTCTCCTTGGCTACAAGGGAGATAGCTATATGGATAGCGGTTACTTCTACTGCCCATATGTTCCTTTGACTCAGACACCTGTTGTCCTCGATCCAGAGTCATTTTGTCCACGAAAAGGAATTTTGACTCGATACGGAAAAAAGTTGCTCCGTGAGGGGGCAAAATTTTACGCCCGCCTGTCGATTGCGAATTTTGTTATCTAAATTTTACGCTAGTCTTACTATCACAAACACAAGAAAACCCCGGAAAAACCGGGGTTTTCTCTTTTTCACACATCTAAAAGATTTTTATAAATTGTTGAAAATACATTTGATTTTATGAAATTTACTTACTATAATACCTTTGTGGGGCAAAAACAGAGGTGTAATATGCAACCGAACATTATTGTTGTGAATGAAGTGCCTGCAAATAAAAGTTGGGCGAAAGAAGCACTTGAGGCTGCAAGAAATACAAATCCCAATTCATTTATATTCTTTAAGCATGAATTTATAAAAAGAGAACAACAAATCAAATCACATATCAATTCATACACAAGCAACAACATGAGATCAGTTTTTGCAAGAAAGTGTAAAGTTAAACCAATAGAAACTAGTTTGTTGAGAAAATTCTGTAATGAATATCATATCCAAGGATCAAATGGTCTTGCCATAGCTGCTTTTGGAATATTTGAAGGAGATGAACTTTTAGGCGTTCTTTCTTTGGGTAGACATCATCGTAACAACGAGGATGTTTTGCTTGATAGGATGTGTTTTAAGAATAATATAAGGGTTGTCGGTGGAGCCAGTAAATTATTTAATGCTTCTGTTGTTTGGGCTAAATCTCAAGGAATCGACAAGATTATCAGTTTTAGTGATAATCGTTACAGTTTGGGAACTGTTTATGAAAAGTTAGGTTTTATTTTGGAAAGTGAACTAACTCCTGATTACTTTTATGTTGAGCGCAACAATATTGAAAAAGCCTACAGCAAACAAAGTCAAAAGAAACAAAATGTTAATTGTCCAGAAGGAATGACAGAAAAACAATGGGCAGAAGAAAGAGGTTTAGTGCAAGTATTTGATGCGGGAAAAAAGCGTTGGATTTATAAACTCAGAAAAGTTGTGACAAATTCTTTTATTACGAGAAGGCATGGATTTTACGAAACTAAAAAAGGAAATCCTAAAACAATTTATTTTCAATCAAGTTATGAACTTCGTGCGGCAACAATTTTAGATGCTGATGAAAATGTAATTTCTTATTCAACTCAGGTTCTAGAAGAAATTGATGGTAGAGAGAGAATAATAGATTTTCTTGTTACATATAAATCTGGGGAAATTTCAATAATTGAGGTAAAACCAGAAAGAAGATTAGAATTTTGTAAAATTCAAATAGAAGACAACAAAAAGATTGCCAAAAAAAATGGATGGAAGTTTCAAATATGGACAGAAAATGAATTAAATTTTGAATCTGAATATAAAGCCACATGTTGGGCTGATATCTTTCTTTCCGAATTGCAAAATAATACTGACTTTGTCGAAGAAAGAAAGAAAAGAAAATGTGAGGCTGTTAAAAAGCATTATCAAAAACATGTAGCAACAAAAACAATCGAAGTCCCTTGTTCTTTCTGTAATGAGGTACACATTGCATTGAGGCTCACATATGAGAAGAATATAGCTAGAAATGGTCGATACATATGTGAGAGAGAAGGTGGTCATATAGCTGGAAGCAAGCCTAAATTGACTTTGAGGAAAGAGAATCCATATGAGTCTGAGGGCAAGAAAGAGTGTAATAAGTGTAAGGAAGTGAAGTTATTTGAGCAATTTAGTCCTGACAAGAGCAAGAGAGATGGTTATTGTAATATGTGCAAGCCTTGTCGTTCTGAGAAGATGAAGGCTAATTATGCGAAGAAGAAAGGTAAGTAATGTGGGGATATTATGGAAGCAAGGCAAAGGTAGCAAATAAATATCCTGTTCCAAGGTATGAAAAGATAATAGAGCCATTTGCTGGTACTGCTCAATATTCTTTTTTGTATTGGGATCGTGAAGTGCATTTGATTGAAAAGTATGAAGTGATAGTGAATTTGTGGAAATGGTTGCAGAAGTGCAGTAAGAATGACATTTTATCAACAAGAAGATTGAAGTGTGGTCAAAATACTGATGACTTTGTATGGGATTGTCAGGAAAGAAAGGATTTGGTTGGTTTTATCATAGTAGGATCGCCTACTATGCCTAAAAAAACAGCATCAAGGTGGAAAACAGTAGTAAGACCAAATACGCAGGATTACAAATTGCAGTTTATTGCTGACAATCTTGACAAGATAAGGCATTGGAAGGTTGATATTGGTGATTATCGTGATGTGGCGAATTGTGAGGCCACATGGTTTATTGACCCACCTTACTTTGTTGGTGGCAAATATTACAAATACAGCAGTAAGAACATTGATTACAATAAGTTGGGAGATTGGTGTAGAGAGAGAAATGGTCAAGTAATAGTGTGTGAGTCTGATGGAGCAGATTGGTTGCCATTTGTATCATTGACTGAGTCAAGGGGCAACAGAAAAGTTTACAAGGAATATGTTTGGTTAGGATCAAATGAATGATGTAACTGTTGTAATAACTGCTTGCAACAGGTCAGATTCGCTTAGGATTGCATTTGATTCTTTTGTAAAATATAACACATATCCAATTAAAAAATACATTATAATAGAGGATTCTGGTTATGTTGGTATCAATGATTTTGTAAAAGAGTTGTATCCTGATTTAGAAATTTTATTGATTTACAATGAAGAGAATATAGGTCAGCCTAAGAGTATAGACAAGGCATATTCTTATGTTGATAGCGAATATATTTTTCATATGGAGGAGGATTGGGAATTTTACGATAGTGGTTTTATAGAGTATTCTATGGAAGTTTTGAGGGATAGTAGTATATTGCTTGTTTGGTTGAGAGCGGATGGAGACACCAATGGTCATCCTATAGAGGAAGAAGTTTTTGTTATTGGTGATGGAATTGAGTATCGTTTGATGAGTTTAGGATATCTTGGTAGGTGGCATGGATTCACATGGAATCCTAGTTTGATTCATTATGAGAATAATAAAAAGATAGGTAGCTATTCTAGGTTTGGTGATGCTGGTATTCGTACAGAAACGAATTCTTCTAATTTTTATAAGAATTTAGGATATAGGGCTGGTAAGTGTAAGGAAAGTGGATATGTCAGGCATATAGGTTGAGGTCGATAATTGAAAATTTTGCTTGAAATTAATTGAATTGATGTTATTGTTTTTAGAAATGCTTTTGGTGATTTCATGAAATTTGCGTCAAAGACTTTTGAAAGGGATGAAAAAATAGGTAGGTATCAAATTAGGTTTAGGAATGGAAGGTTTGTGGTAATAAGTGACACATCTGATTCTGATTCAAATTATGGTTGTGATGATCGTCCTTTGGTTTTTTTGGTATATGAGCAGGCAATATGTCAGATGCGTTTATTGATGGAGGAGTATAGAAAGGCAAAGTTAGATATGCCAATCTTTGAGATCGTTGGTTTTGATTATCATGGTCAAGAAAAAGTCATAAGCATATACACAAATTGATTATTGGTTAAGGCTTGCAATGAATTTGTTCATTTCTTCTGGACTCATGTTTTGAGTTGGAGTTCCTTTTGGTACAATTCTATCAATTTCTTGGTGATAGGACTTAGTTATGGCATTTGGTGAAATTTCAATTCGTGAGTACAAACTTCGTTTTACTGAGAATGGAAGGTTTGTACAAACTGATGACTTTGATTTGTCTAATGGTTATGTTGGAAAAAATCGTGATTTTATTTGTCAGATGATAAGAGAGGCTTTGGATTATGGAAATATTTTGATTGAGCAGTTTAAGAGAATGAAATTTGATGTTCCTGAAATAGAGATTGTTGCATTTGATTTGAGTGGCAATGAGGTTTTTTGCAAAAAAATAGTGAATAGGTGATTTGGAATAAATTTCACCAGAATAGATAATGAATTCTTGATTGGAAGTTATAAATAGTTTGTCTGTATTTTATTTGGGGGGAAATATTATGGGAGCCACATCAGTTACGGGAGTTGGGCCGGGATCAGCGGGAGCTACCCGTGGTCCGGGAAATAATCGTGATCAGTATCAATCTTTGCTTGATCCTCATGTTGTTTTTCATGGTAAGATTTACCTTGATGGTGGAACTGCCACTATTGATTTGCCATCAGACATCAAGGATTTGCCTGAGAATTTGACAATTCTTTGTTCTGGCAAGTCATATGGTATTACCAAGAATCTTGATGGTGATGGTCTTGTGGAGAGTTTTGAGATTGATGGTGCAAAGAAGAGGGATGTTGATTTTATTGTAATCAAGAGTCCTTCATCATTGTTCACAAGTGATTACACACCTTGATAATTCATTTTAGGGAAGAGTTTGAAAGAAATTGCGCCCCATGTGGACATCATTGGACACATGGGGAATTTTCTGGATATCACTACAAGCATGGAACAACACTTTTGAAGTGTAGGTTTATAGAGCCAGATGAATTTAGGGTACAGAATATAATTTCTTTTGATGGAATAGGTGCAAATAGAACATTAGTATTTCTTTGTAGTTTAGCTGATGGGCATGGTATAGTGATAACAGGAAAGGCGCAGCCTAATGTTGTTGGCCCATCTGTTATTGGTGATGGCAAGTTTTATACAGGATTGGATTTGGAAAGATTATTGAAATGGTATAAATACTATGGATTTGAATGTGAAGAAAAAGATAGCATTTATCATGTGAAAAGGAGACCTAAAAATGAAGTTCAAGGTTAAAACAGAAGAAACTCATTATGTTGTTATGGACAAGGAAGACAATATTATTTCCAAGTGGTCAAAGGAAGTAGTTGATAGGGCTGGGGGTTTGGAAAAGTGTGTTGAGCGTTTCAAGAAGGCTAATCCCAAGGCTGAAATTGAGATGGTAGGTTCGCCTGCACCAGCACCAGTTGCTCCTGCTCCTGTTGAGCCTGCACCAGCACCAGTTGCTCCTGCTCCTGTTGAGCCTGCACCAGCACCAGCACCAGTTGCTCCTGCTCCTGTTGAGCCAGCACCAGCACCAGCACCAGCACCAGCACCTGTTGCTCCTTCTAATGGCTAAAATTTGAATATAAGCAACTCATTTAAGGTATGCAGTATTTTGAGTTGCCACATTGTTGTATAGCATTTAATGCCAAGGTTGCTTCATCGGCCTTGGCATCATCTATTGTTAGGAAGTATCATCCAGAGCGTTTGCAAAGGGTTTTGGATGAATATGAAAAAAACTGGTCACAATTTAGTGATGAATTCAAGGCATCATTGCCTGAAAGTTTTCAGAGGATGTTTCGTTCTGACATGAATGATTCTATTTCATTTTGGCAGAATTTGTGTACAATAACAAGAGAACCCAAGTCAACTGTTTTGTTATTGTTTCGTGATCCTGTTGATCGTTTTTTGTCGGGTGCTTCATATTTGGGTCAGGACATTGATAGATTATTGACGGGATTGGAAAGTGATGATCAGGAATATGTTTTAGAATCTTTGCCTATAAAAATAAGAAATAACACACATTTCATCAAGCAATCATGGTTGATAGCGGGAATTACAAAAATATACAAGTTTCCTTGTGAATTAGAGCAATTATGCAAGGATGCTGAATTGGAATGGCCATTGCCTAAAGTTAATGAGGGAAAGAATGTGAAGCCTGTTTTGACATCAGAGCAGGTTGAGAGGATAAATAAGTATTATTGTGAGGATGTTGAGATGTGGGAGAATATGAATAAATATGTTAAATGATTAAAGTTGCTATACACAAATCTAATATAAAATGTTGTGATAACTAAATTTTTTCATAAATTGAGCTAGTCTTTTTTTAATTTCAAAGTCTTGGATTTCATCAAAACAAATGTCTCTTTTTCTTTTATTCCAACAATTTATTTTATTGCTTAGAAATATATTTTTATTGTTTTCGACACCAAGAAAATCTAAGAGTTCTTTGGTTATTCCCAATTCTATTTTGTGCAGAATAAAATTAGCATTTTTGCATTTTTCTTGTATCATTTCATTCCAAAGCAAATAGTATTTAATGTTTTTTTCTAATCTATTGTTTATGTTTTTAAGTTCAGGTAAATGTGATTCAACAAAATTTGCGTATTTTTTTCCTCCTTGATTGTTTGCAGCAAAAAAATTTGCATCATAGTAAGTAGAACTTATAGATTTAATTGGATTTCTCATAACATGTATTATTTTTGTATTTTTTAAAATTTCTTGATTTATGTATGGAGCCGCCATATAGCTTGATTCTGCAATTTGAATATTTGAATCAAATAAAAATCCTTTATCCATCATTGAAACTTTACTTGTTCTAATAAGTTGTGGATTTTTAATTCTGTTTTTTGCTTCTTCAAATCCAAGGGGAGTAAAAATGGATTCATGTCCGCACATTATACCCATATTGGTCAATAGTCTAGACATGTAAACTGTTCCACTTCTTCCTGTTCCTGTTACTAAATATTTTAATTTTTTCATAAAAACATCTTTTTTGGTTCAATAATGTTGAAAACAAAAAAAGCAAATTCTTCTGATAGTTTTTGAAAATCCCAAGATTTTACTAAATCATCACGATTTTTTTCCATCATTGTTTGATATTTTTTATATTCATCTAGAATAGATTCTATTTTTTGCTTTAGATTTGAGAAATCTATTTTACATGGAACATACCTTTCATTGTTTGCAAATATGTCAACTGGATAACATTCTACATGGCTGCTATCTGGCTTAATAAGTATGCAATTTTGATACATGGCATGAAAGTCTCTATAATTCCATTCTCCCATGCCCCAAGGCGAGATAATTATCTTACTTTTTTGTACAACATTTTTGTAATCAAATTCTTTCAATGGATGTGATTTGCCAGCTTCTGAAGTAACATAAAATAAATTTATTCCATTGATTTTTTTTAATTCTTCTACAAGTTTATTTCTATGCCAATCCATAACATTAATTCCTTTTATGTTTGGGTAACTAGTTACACCAACAAAAGAAACATCTATAGGTTTATTTTTTTTTGGAGGTTGTTCTTTATACCAATAAAATCTATTTTGAACAGATGTCGGTATTAAACAATGTATTTTTTTCAAACTTTTTTCGTCTAAAAAATTTTTTGTTGGTTCATTTTCTAATATATTGGCAAATTGATTTATAATATAACAATGATATCTTCTATTGCACTTTAAAGAATTGTTTAATGATTTATCATGTGTGGCTGTAGTCTTAATTATTGCAAGTGTTTTATCGTCTCTAATTAGCTCTCTTACCTGCTCATGAAATATCACGGATGAATCTGCTCGCTCAACAATTACCTTTGGTATTTTTGAATGACTGTTGTTTAACAATCTGTTATGTATAAATAACAAATCTGGATTTTTTTTTACGATTTTGATGTAATATTTTTCTAAATTGTATTTCAGTAATGGCTGTGGCTCTGAAACTTCAGTTCCTTGATTGCCAAATATAAATTGTATTTTTATCATAAAAAAAATTTTTTATAAGGTAGCTTTTTTACAATTAGTTGTGAATTTGAAAAATAAATTGTGGCAAATCTTTCGTAAAAGTAGTTAGCATGTCTGTTTTTAAAGCCGCCAGAATATTCCATATCATAACCATATTTTTTATAAAAATGCATAAAATTACGAACAAAAAATTTTTTAAACTTTATGTATTCATCCATATGACATAAGAAACTATTGCAAAACACGCCATTTTTTTTATTCATTTCAAAATTATTGATTAAGGCTAATTCTTCAATATACTTCATAATGCCAGAATGGCTAATTTCACTTTTGTAAGCCCAATCTTCAGATGCAACATAAGGTGCCCATATAACATTTTTTTGAAATTGCAAACGATGTAGGGATTGAAGGCACATTAATTTATGAAATTTTTTATTGTGTTTGTAAGAAAAAATGCCAACATATTCAGAATTATAATTCTCAGCTATATCGGAAAAAAAGAATCTTGATTCTGCTAATTGATTTGTTTGATATTCTCCTATGTTAATTTTGTTTAAATTTATAGGAATTATACTTGGTTCATTTAGAAATTTAGTTTCTATGGAATCATGGTATAAAACGAATAGGATTTGATGGCACATAAATAATTTATGCATCAAAAACCATTAATTAGATGGACAGTAGGATCAGTTTCTGACTGTGGCTTTGATTGTTTGATAAAATCAGTTGAATTAATGAAAGGAATTTTAGGTTGCACATGCGAATATGCGATATGTTATAACAATTTAACGAAAAACCAAATGGATAGTCTTCCCAAAGTTGACATTGTTATTGATGCGGAATCATATTCATTTCTTTACGATACACTAAAACCAGAAACTAGATATGGAACTGCTTGGAAATTATATCCAGCTAGAATAAGGAAAGAGTCGCATGAAATAATACTAGATAACGATATTGTATTGTATAAGCTGCCAAAAAAAATCATAAACTTTCTAAGTTCAAATGACATTGTTTTAACAAAATCTTTTATAAGATCATATTATGGTGTCCTTGAAGAATTAGTGCCGGATAATTTCAACATAAATACAGGTGTATTATGTCTTCCTCCAAATTATGATTTTGAAAAAGAAATTGATTATAATATCAAAAAATTTAAAATAAAATGGGAAGATCATTTTAGCGAACAAACATTGATAGCTCATATTATGAGTAAATACAAATGCGAATTAATCGATACAAGCGAAATATTTGTTACGGCAGAAGAATTTAATCTAGGTTCATGTGGCGTACATTTTGTTGGCCTAAACAAAGGCAAGGATGAGTTTTGGAAAAAATACTTAAGGCAAGCATCATGTTCTCTATTATAGTTCTTTTTTCAAATGATAGAATTGAATATCTTAGGAATTCAATTGAATTGTTCAAACAAGCAAGCGAATATTATGAAGCAGAAAAAATTCTTTTGGTCGATGGAAAACTTTTACATAATGTTGATGATTTCAAAATAATTGAAGTTGAAAGAAAAACAAAATATTACTGCTGGGCGGATGTTATAAATTTAGGAGTTCAATCATCTTCCAATGAAATTGTATTCTATTTTGATTGCGACAGAGTTGTTCAAAAAAAATATTTTGAAATATGTATGCAAATATTGCAGAAAGAAAGTGTTTTTGTTTATGCGACAGATTTATATCAAATTAAAAGAAACATGAATATTAATGAACTAAAATTAATTTTAACAGATGTGGAAAAATACAAAAACGATCTATGTCCTGATTTTAGAATTTCTGATCCTTTTATTTTATCTAGAAAAAATCCATTCTCTGGTGGGGTTGGATTTCATAAAGAAGAATTTTTAAATGCAGGAGGATTTAGCAATGAGTTTAAAGGATGGGGATATCCAGATTATGACTTTTTTATGAAAGTCTATAAGAAAAATAGCAAATTGCTAAGGCCTATTCCTCTTTTAGAACTACATCAGTTTCATCCATATGACAAACATAAATTTGAAGTTTGTCTGCATAATATATGGAATGCAAATAAATACATAGAAAAATATCAAATTAATGAAGAAGAATTAGAAAAGATATTATTTAGAATCAATTTAAAATTTGGCTCAAACATAAAAAAAAATACAATAGCAAATAGCAAAGATTTAGATGATTTCTTATATAGGTGCAAAAAGGTATCAATCTAAAATATAATTTCTATTGGAAGATGTTTCTCACACATTTTTCTATATTTATCCCAATTAATTGATGGCGTGATTTGAGACTTGCTCATTTTATCATGCTTAGAAAAAGGCAGTAAAAATTCTTGATACATTTTAATATCATATTCATTCATAAATGATTTTGATTTTTCAATATTTATACTGTGGTATCTGATTAACCATGAATATTCTTTTGGAATATAGTCTTTCAATCTTTGATATGCTATTTCATCATGGTTCCAATTTGTAAAACAATTTTCAAATCCCAATTTATTTGTGTGTGCGACAATTATTTGATTATCACACACAATATTGCAAGGATTTTCTTCTGTAAGCAGCAAAACCTTGCCTATATCATGCAATATTGCTGTAACATACAACATTTCATCCGTTATTTGTTGTATTTCCATACTTTTTAAAACCTGAGCGGTATGTATTAATTGGTTTGTTTGATATAAAATTTTATCAGTTGGATCGATACAAAAATTCAATTTCTGAAATAAGTCCCATAACTTTAATTTGCCAAAAATAGGATTTTTATATTTATTGTTCAAAAAAATAACATCATCAATTGTTTGAGAAAAGTGCTTTTCTTTGATTTGTTTTGCCAACAAATCAAATTTATTTTTAGGTTGAACATTGAACTTCATCATGATTAAATTACCAAATTATGCTTTAACAACTGATTGAATTGTTTGTTTTTATAATGAATTATTTTTGTATTTTTACTGATGGCTTCATTGAAGTAGTAAAAATTATAACAATCAGTTTCTAAACACAAAATTCTTACACCATTTATAACAACAACACAATTTCTTTTTACATTTGATATCATTTCATTAAGTGCCCATTGGTCATTTTGTAATGATTCAGTTAAAACAATCCATTTCAGAATAAAATCAAAAGATGCTTTGGTTGGCTTTATGAATATAACGCCTGCATTTATTGATCCCATAATTTTTTTATTTTCAACTACTGGTTCATTTTCATTTTCACATGATCTTCTAACCGTAACCGCTATATCAAAATCCTCGTAGAAAACATCATCAATTTTTTTTTGTAACATTACATCAGAATCGATATAAATTAAATTTTCTTGTTTAGAGTTTAACGCATCCAATATTAGTTTTGGTTTATGCAAACAAGTTGAATGATAAAAATCAAATGGTTTACAATAGAATCCATATTTTTGAAATGATTCGTTGTCTACAAAAAAATTTTTTCCATATTTAAGATTGCCCAAATCATAAACAACATATCTATATTCTAGTTTCTTTATAGAGCGAATACATAAATTCAATATTTTTTTATAAATATGATTTGATCCTGTAACAACTACCATAAGCGCCTTAAATTATTTGTAAAGATTTATAAATTAATTCTTTTCTTTTACCATGAAAATGTAATATTTTTGAATTTTTATCAATTAATTTTTTGTATAGTTGTGCATCATCATCGTATTCCCAACTTACATTAAAAGAACTATCTAGAACTTTTCCTTGAAGTTCAAATAAAATTGAAGAAAATATTATTTCATCAAAATATGTAATATTTGAGTAATCTGATCTAGACGACCAAAGATTGATAAATTTTTTTCTTATATCTTTTGAATTTTGAAAAATGAAACCGGCGTTAAGTTCTTCTTGAATATCAGGCCAATCTTTATACTTCCTTTTTGATATATCAACGGGCATGGCAATAGAATAATCATCTAAAAAATCGTAATCAAATTTTTTGATGAAGATACAGTCTAAATCACAAACTATGCATTTGCCAACAAGATCATATGCTTGCGATTTAATCCATCCGACTTTATGCAAAACATCAAATCTATAAGGGGGTTCAGAATCAGCAACTCTAATGCAATCATAAGGCCAATCTTTTGGAATTTCTGTATTTACATCTAGAAGCATCATTGGATGAAAGTTTTGAAAGCTTTTTTTATAAAATCTAGTCCATAGTTTTATCAGTTTATTTGTTACCTCATGATGTTTTCTTGATTTATCAAGTTTTTCATCAAAATATACAACTACCAATGGTATTTTCATAATATATAATTTATGGCAAAAACAGGAAAATTTGATGATCTAGGCCCAGTCTATATGGTTGATGAACATTATGAAACCTTTAAAGAAATTACAAAAAATTACAACAAAAATCACATATTGCTGGAAATAGGTAGTTTAAATGGTCGGTCTGCTATTGAAATGCTATCTAACAATAAAAATATAAATTTATATTGCTTAGATAAATGGACAAAACATCCAATTCATATATTTCAAAACAATATTAAAAGATACAATCTTGGTGACAGAGTTTTTACAATAAAAGATAAATCATCAAAGGTCAGAAGTTATTTCAAGGATTTTACAGTAGATTTTATTTATTTAGATGCTTGTCATAAATACGAATTTGTTTTGAACGATTTGAAATTGTGTCATCATATTCTAAACCAGATGGTTTGATTTTGGGAGATGATATGCATCTTGATGGTGTAGAAAATGCGGTTTTTAAATCAATTGAAAAAGGCCTTTATGAAAAAATTTGGATAAAAGAATATTTGTTTTTGTTAAAGCCCAAACATATAAAATTACTATAACATAATTATTTTTTTTCTTAAATATTTATCTTTTAAAATCTCATACAAACAATTTTTTTTATATTTAAAATTTTTCTGATATCCTCTTCTTCTCCAAATCTCATTCCATAAATGAAGCAGGCATGTTTTCTTAGGAAAAACAAAATCAAAGTCTTCAAAAAACAATTGAGAATTCCAATGCTGGATAGGACATGCAAATGAATGATCTAAAACAAAATTATCGAGCGAGAAACGCTTAACTGACTTTTCAACAAGATCAGGGCCAATTTCTCCCCACTTCAATATCTCTAAATTTTTCCCCACACACTCATTTATGCAGAATTCAAGAAAATCACTTTTAGCAGGAAATTTTAAAAAACAACTTGTGGGCTTTTGACTACCATCAAATTTCTTTTCTGATGCGATTGCGATTTCTTTGATATCATCAAAACGAGAAAGGCAAACAACATCCATATCAGTCCAAACTCCTCCTAATTCATACAAAACTTTGTAACGAAAAAGATTTGAAAATGCGGAAAAACTTCCTTTGCCAATTTCTGTTTTATAAGAAAAAACATTTGATTTATCAATTATTTTATTTGCATCAATTAAATTTGTTCCTGTAGGTATATTCAATATGTTTTCATATGAATACAAATTAAATTTGTAACCATGATGAAGAAAAGAATTTATACATAATTTTTCAAGATCAGTAAGTAAATTACCTATCCACAGACTACAAACATTATTTGAAAAACTCATGTAAATATAGGAGATAAAATTTGAATATACTTGTAACGGGAGGTTGTGGTTATATAGGCAGTAACCTTTGCAACTTTCTCAAAAACAAAGAACATAATGTAACTGCTCTGGATTGTGATGTTAAACAAGAATTCACATTATCTCAGTCAATAAAAATTATTGAAAAAGATATTTTAAAAATTGAACCAAATGATTTAATTGGGTTTAATCATGTTTTTCATTTAGCTGCTTTGCCAAGAATTGGCATGAGTTTTAAAAACCCAAAAGATTTTTTCTTAGTAAATACACAAGGAACAATTTCAATACTGGACGCATGTCGTAAAAATAATTGTAGTTTATCTTTTATTTCATCTAGTTCTTGCGATTCATCTTCCTATCTAAACCCATACAGTTGCTCAAAATATTTAGCAGAATCAGCTTGTCGAATGTACCAAGAAACATTTGATCTACCTATCACAACAGCAAGACTTTTTAATGTCTATGGTAACAATCATTTGAGACATGGAGAAAAAGCTTGTTTTATTGGGCTAATTGAAAAATCTTTTATTGATCATGATGAAGTGATAATATATGGCTCTGGAAATCAGAGGCGAGATTTCACTCATGTTGATGATATTTGCGAAGGATTATATAGCACCATTAAATTAAACATTAAGGAAATAATTGATTTGGGCTTTGGCAGAAATTACTCAATAAACGAAATAGCACATATGTTTAAAATTAAAAAAATAAAAAATTTACCTGCGAGAAAGGGAGAAGGTAACTGTACATTAGCAAATATTGCTACTACAAAAAAATATATTGATTGGGAACCAAAAATTGAAATTAAAGATTACATAGATTCATTTATACAGAAATTTAGTTATCAATCATAATATTTTTAACTAAACATTTTCATCCAAGTTCTTTCAAAGAAATACCCATAAGTGTCATTTCTGTTATTTAAGCTATAACAGTTGAAATAAAAGTTGATTGGATGTTTTAGAATAGCTTCTTTTTTAACAGCAAAAATACCAGAATATCCAAATTGAAAGAAAGGATTGCTACCAAATTCCTTATCTTCCAGTCCTATCAATTTACAGAAGTGATTGATAATGTCATCTCCAGCTTTCAATTCTGAATGCAATCTAAAGTAGTCATGATAAATTCCTCTAATGCCATCATCCCAATGTTTTAGAGGACAAAGAGTATATCTGCTTGCAGTTTCAATGTAATTTGCATTTCCCTCATACGATCTTACAATGTCTGGATGAGGGAACTGATTGTCTTGCCAATAACTCGAAAGAACAAAAAAGTCTTTATCTAATCCTTCTTTTGCCATTTTGTAAACAAGGTGATTGAAGTTTCTATTGTGTTCTTGTGGATATCCTTGACTGAAAATGATAATATCAGGCAAATTATTGTATTCTTGCAAAATATATCGCAAATAAACTTCTGATTCTCGACCTATATTTTGGCACTTATTGTAAACAGTTGCATTTTCTACTGCTATATCATCTTTGTTTTTATTGAAAACAATAAAATTAATTTCTTTTGGTAAGTTTTGTATCCAACTCAAGTCTTCTTTGAAACGACATATAACCATTGAAATTTTCATAATGTAAATTAGTTTTTTCGCTTTTTAATTTCATCAACCAAGTTGTTTATAAGTTTGATTCCTTTTTCGATTAATTGGCTTTTACGAACATCAATGTTATTTTGGCTATACTTTTCCTTGTAACCAAAAACAATGCCCTCTATGCAATTTTCAGGCACAAAAATGCCAGAATATCGGCATTGATTAACTAGAGGCATGATCGCTTCTTTTGGAGTGCAACAATCTTCTGTTTTCATATCTGCCATGCTTAGTGGCATTTTTCTGTTAACATAATCATCTGCACCATCATCTCCATGAATAAAAAAGGCAGCAACTTTTCCCTCATAATGGTTTTTGAGCAAATCACGATACTTTCCAGACTTTTCTGCTTGAATTGTTTTCTTAGGGTCTTTGACATCCTTGCCATAAAGTTTTTTAGCATCATCACGGCTAAGAGTTAAATTAACACAAACAAGCCTATCAAAAAGAGCTTTGACTTGGGATGATGGTGCATACCAATGAACAGGTGTAAAAACAACAAATCCATCAGCTTTTTCTAATTTACCATAAACATCTTTTTCGTGCATGAGGTCATTTGTTCCATCATTTTTGTCATAGCAATCACATTTGTAATGGCAATGAAAACCATTGCTTGTTCCAATGCATCCTTTGCATGGACGGATTTGTGGTTCATTGTCCATGACTTTGAGGTCAATAACATCAATCTTAACTTCTTTGGAAAGTGATTGTATTGCTTTGTTCATAAGAAAAGCTGTTTTGCTATCACCACCAGAACAAGAATCTTTTGTTCGTGGGCTACCTTGAAATGCAACAATTTTGATTGGTGCATCATTGTTTTTAGTGGCTTCAGAAAGGTATTCAAGAAAACTAATCATTTTTTCCTAGTTGTTTGTACATGAATATATAGTTTCTTGTCTTGACTTCCATTGAAATTACATTAGTATTTGATATACGCACAAAAGTGTGCGCTGGAGAATAGCTATGAAGAAGATTTTGTTTTTGGCTGTTGTTGCTTGCAGTTTTTTGGGTGCTGATGCCAATGCTGGCATTTTCAAGAAGAAGGTTCGTTGCACTAACGGATGTTGCTCTTCTTGTCAGACCAAATCTGGTTCTGACACCAAGGTAGAAGCAAAGCCTTCGGAAAAGAAGGTTGAGGCCCCTACTCCTGTTAAGGCTCCAGAACCTAAGGCTCCTACTCCTGTTAAGTCAGGAAAGAAAGTTCCTGCTCCCCAACAGTAACTTTTCAATTAAATTAATTTAGGCCCCCTGATTGTTTTCAGGGGGTTTTTCTTTTATTTTCAACTCTAAGTTTGTTTTGCCTTTAATTACTCGATGCCATTGTCCTGCCTTTATGAATAATTCAGTATTTTTCTTTAACAAAATAGGAAATTGATTATCTTCTTGATATTTCCAATCGCTTTCATTTAAGACAAGAACATATCTGTCATTTTCATCCCAATGCCAAACTAGTTCTTCTGGATTGACATCTTGATAAAAAGTTCTGTAGATGAAACCATCCTTAATTTCTTGTTGTGCTGGAATGTGATTATTTTCTACCATCTCTTAGAAGAAGTAAGTCCAAGTTTTTTTGCGTAACGACCAACATTACAACTCCAGTATCCCGGTGTTGTTCTGTCTTTCTTTTCGCTACATTTATGTCTTGCCAAGAATGACTTTCTTCTTGCATCAGAGTAATTTTTTACGCTTAGGCTTCTGTCTCCAAAAGTAACTTTCTTGGCAATTGTTTCACCGCTTGCGTTTTTCCTACCTGAGTTCACAAAAACTTGATATTTCTTTGGGCCAGATGATCGCATAGGACTGTCTAGTTTAACAGTTTTTCCATGGTAAACTGCTTCTAGTCCTAGTTCAGAATCAATAAAAAACTTGTCATGGGCATTGATCTCAATAAGTCCTTTGTGATAAAGGTCACGAACTTCATTAACAAGAGCATAATATGATTCGCTTCCATAACGATAAGCTGTGTTTGAGAGTGACAAATTATTTTCAAGATGATATTGAAGTCTTTCGCTGATATACGATTCTCTTAAAAGTTTCATGGGTATATCTGTTTGTTCAAATAGATATTGATCGTCTCTATTTGAGAAATATTCTGCGAATGATTCTGACATTTCTATTCCTTTTCTAAAAGACTGATATATTTATGACAAATCAGCATAAATACTACATGAATTTCAAAAGTTGGTTGACGAATTTAGAAGAGATGTATTCCAGCAAGGGAAAAGGACATCCTTTTAAGCCCGGCCCAAGAGATAATGCTCCTCAAAAACCAAGACCAAGTCCCAAAGACCCTACACCTCGATCATTAGCAGGAGAAACAAAGCTATGTGGTCAAGGAGGTGGTGCTGGCCCATGTGAAGGAGGGGGAGGTGGTGGTTCTGCTCCAGCAGCCCCTCCACCAAAACAATGATTGGGATTGTGCAAATGTATCATTAGTCCATGAAATTCAGCATACAAGGAGGTATTTTGGGAGCAACATATTTCAACAATTCAAATGCGCCTTTATTTGTAAAAACTATTTCGCTTTTATTTCTGTTTATGGCAACTTCGCAATCACAATCCAATGAATTAAAATAAGATGCTATTATTTCGCTTCCTTCCTTTCCAAACTTTTGTGTTCTCAAATATGCCTTTCTTTTGGTCTTTTTGCCAGCATCTAAAAACCATGTCATCCACGCCTCATCTGAAAGTATGTCTAAAATTTCTTTTGTGACTATTTTTTTGCCTTCTTTATAGAATATTCTGTATACATCATTGAAAACAGGATAAGCTATGCTGTAACACCTGAATGTTTTCTTGTCTTGTTTTACTGTTTGGCCATCCAGCTTGAAAAAGTCAGACATCACTTCTATTTTGTAATCAAGCCAAGTTTTATTGCTATCTCTCATGGCCAAATAACAATTTTTGCCTCTTTCTGGCCTGATAATCGAAGAACCTCCCAATATTGTGCCATATAGGGTTTGTTTTTGTGAATCCTTGAGTTGAGGGCCAGATTGATATGTCATGTTATTCCTCTAATCTATATATTTTTTCGCAAGATTTTTCCCAAATATGTTTTTTCTATAAATAAAAATATTTTTGATCTCATAAATAAGATGTATTGTTTTTTATAAGGAGACTACAATGGGTGCTACAACTTCACAAGGAACCGGACCCGGTTCTGCTTCAAATATCAAGCCATTGATTTTCAATGGTAGCGTCAAGTCTGTAAATCTTGGGCCTGACTCTGTTCTTGATTCACTTTCAGGACAAAAAAAGATTCTTAGCGTTACTGCAAGTACAGTTACCTTGACTGCTGCCGACCATGCAGGCAAGATTATTGTTTTGAATCGTGCTGCTGGCGTAACTGTTACTCTTCCAGCTTCAGTTGGCAATGGCGATGTTTATACAATTGTTGTTGGCACATCTGTAACTTCCAACGATGATATCGTCAAGGTTGCAAATACAAGCGATAGCATGGTTGGTCGTGCTTTTGTTTGCCAAGATGGTGGCAATACTGTTCTTGGTTTCGAGGTTGCTGCTGGCGATGACACAATCACCTTGAATGGCGGGACAACTGGCGGTTATGCTGGTGACTATCTTCAGTTGATCGACATTGGTGGCAACATATTCCTTGTTAATGCCTTGACACAGGCAACTGCTGCTGAAGCCACTCCATTCAGCGCAACTGTCTAAGGATAATTATGGGGGCTACGACCTCAGAAGGTACAGGGCCGGGAATCGCAAACAGAAACACCAAGGGGAAGTTGCCCCTTGGTGTTTCTTCTTTAATTGGCCCTAAAACAGTAGCTTCTGGAATAGTAACCCTTTCAGGCACATCTGATTATATTTGCATTCCCTCACAGATTGGAATGGTTAGCGATTACTGCGTTATTTTGACAAATAACTCTCCTGTCCATCCTTACATTTCAAATGCCCTATCGCCTGTTTCTGGCACTAATATATGGAGATTCCAAGTTACTGCTGGAAGTAATGATGTTATTCACTATATTGTTGTCAAGATAGGAAATTCTTAGTCTTCATCTTTAGGTTTAAAAAACTTGATATTTTTATCTGCCCATTCTATGGCCATATGAGCGCCTCTGTTGAGCAGACCAACAAGTTGTGTTGGATTTCCACTTCCTTCTATTGCTATGTTGTCTCTTTCTGCATTTTCGATCCATACAAGAGCAAAAACAAGTCCATCTCTTTTTTTGAGTTCTGATGCCATTTGTCTTATTGTTAGCAATGACATATCAGGCAATCCAAGTTCTTTTTGTTTTGCCTTTGTCAAATCGCCATTGCTTTCTATTACATTTTGGAGCTTTTTTTGAAGCATTTTGATTGTTTCATGTTTTTTAATGTGTTCTATTACAATTTGGTAAGAAAAGTCTTTTGGATCATGTTGGTTTGATAAAACAAGAAAGTTACAAGGATAGTGTTCCTTGATATCAGTAATTTGCACGGAAAGAACAGTCAGAGTTGATTCATTGTCTAGTTTAAAATGAATCCAAGAATGATCTGTGCTTGTGTCTATGAGTGTTATTCCTTGAAATTTGTTGATTGTTTTGACGAGTTTTTCAAAATCCTTTTCCATCAACCCTCCAGAATGTCAAAGTCATTGAGAGATTGTGCAAGTTTAATGAGGTGCTTGCACATACCCGGCAATTCCAATGGATTTGTCGAACCGGGATCAAACTTCGCTTCATACTTTCTTCTGAGAGTTCCATACAAAGACCTATCTTTATAGTCTTCGTAATTAAAACGCCAGTAAAAGTCCTGACAATTGCAACGCAGAACAACATCCTGCTGCAATTTCAGTTTTTCAAGAAAGTAATTTCTTCCATTGCTTGCGACAATCTCGGCCAAATTCTTTTCTCTTGTGCTATGATATTTGACATTTTTAAACAAAATCATAGGATTATATGCAGTTCCTTTCTCGTCATTGTATGCAGAACCTTTAACAAATAAAGTTCTTACTCCTTGATAAGGCACAAAATTTAATGCTGTGAGAGATATTTCGTGAACAGAATGTTGTCTTTTCCTTGTTCTTGGAAAAGCGTTGACTGTGCTTCTGTACAAGTCTCTTATATTTGATTCATTCAAGTCTAGCCAAGTATAGAACTTCATGTTTATATTTACACAAAAATTTATTTATTTTTGTTAGATTGCTATATTATCTTGCACTATTTTATTTTGGTGAAATTAATGTCAGAAGAAACTTTACCAGAAAAATTTAATCCAGAGGAATTGGGCTTAAAGCGTTTTGAGGTGAGAACTCGTCCTGCAAAGGGAGGAGGCTTGGAAAACGCAATATTTATAGGAGGAGAGCTTCTTGATTGGACTGTTGATTTGAACACCATGATGGAAGCTGCAAAAATGGGGCCACACTTTTTGCGAGAAGTTCAAAAGGATATTGAAAGACACTTTGCTGAATCAGTTTCTGACTTTATAGGCAGAAAGGTAAGCGTAGAGGATATCAAAACTGCTACTCGCACAGGTTGGATTTGATCTTGCAACTGCTTTTATCGGTTGGGGGGTGATTTCCTTTTCAGTTGCAAGATCATTAGGCTGGTTGGTTTTCCAACCAGCCTTTTTAATTAAGCCAAGTCTTTTTTGTATTCCTTACTTTACCAAGGATTGATTCTAAAAAAACTTTATTTTCTGAATTACTTTGCTCTGAATGCAAATAACCTTTGATATAATTATTTTCATCTTTCGTGCTTCTTGAATTATCAGGATCGTAGCTGCCACCTCCAGAATCAAAATTATCTGCCTGTGTTTGTTTTTGCTTTTCTGCTTTCTGTTGATTCTGTTGATCTTGTTGCCATTGACTTAATTTGTCCATCATAGATGGTTGTGGTTGTTGACCTTGTGGTTGTTGACCTTGTGGTTGTTGGCCTTGTGGTTGTTGGCCTTGTGGTTGTTGGCCTTGTGGTTGTTGGCCTTGTGGTTGTTGGCCTTGTGGTTGTTGGCCTTGTGGTTGTTGGCCTTGTGGTTGTTGACCCTGTGGTTGTTGGCCTTGTGGTTGTTGGCCTTGTG